CAGGTGTTGCAAATGCCCCCAACTGTTGATATACTTTCATTACAGCACTAGCAGTATTAACAATAATCTGAGCCATACTAGATGCTTTTTCCATATTAAACAACCTAACTTTTTCATCAGCAAAAGATTTAGTTAATTTTGCTTCCATCTCAATACGAGCACCATCACTAGCTCTTTTATATTCTTCAGTTTGTCTCAAGCTAGTTAATTCAGCTTCTTCTCTAGCACTCAACTCAGATTTTAAAGAGCTTGTAACATTTCCGAAAGTAGAAATTAAAGTATTGGCTGTGTCAATAGCTAAAGCTATTTGTTCTTTTCTTTGCTCTCTTTCAAGTTGCATTATTTCTGTTCTAAGCTCAAACTCTTGTTTTAGTGCCTCTTCATTTAATTTTTGATTTTCTTTAATAGTAAGACCAAGACCCTGTGTTAGTTGATCATTTTCAGCAATACCTATATTTAACTGCTCTTGAACTTGTTTATGTTTTGCTTTTGCAATTGCTAAACTAATTTCCGTACTAGTAGCCTTTTCGCTAACTAAAGCTAATTTTAATTGTGCTAAAGTAAACTCATTAAAAACAACAGCACCTGCCATACCCTTAGAATTTAAATCGCCAATTTTACCTTCTAACAATTCTAAAGCATTAGCAGACTCTCCTACTTTTTCTTCAAAAAGATCTAGGTAATCAGCTACCATAGCACCTGCAAGTAAAACTAACGATGCTATATTTTTTTTAGATAATTTATTAAATCGTAACAATTGAAGATTAAATGCTTTTGCTTTTAACTCAGCTATTCCATACACAGCACCTACAGCAAGCAATGCACTTCCATATATTTTTACTCTTTGTGGATTAAAAGACTCAGATAAAGATTGAACTCTTTTTGTAAAAAATAAAACAGCAGGAGATAAAACTTGACCAATATTTTCACCTAAATCACCAACAGCATCTTGCAAGTCTTTCATAGCTCCTAAAAATGTTTTTGTATCAGCTTGAGCTTGCCCACCATATAGTTCAGATATGTTTTTAGTAGCATTTTCTAATCTTTCGGTAGATCCAACAGTTCCTTCAATCTGTATTCCATATCTACTTAAAGCATTTGTACTACTAAAAATACTTTTAGAAACCAAATCAACAGCACTATTTAAATCCATTCCTTTAGCTTTTGCTAAGTTCATTGATGCTTCAGCGATTCTAGCTAATGCTTTTTCATTATTTGTATAAGCACCTGCTAAAGCCATAGCATTAATTATTTCTTCATCTCCAAAAGTAGTAACTTTTTGCTGTGCTGATGCAAAAGCAAGTAACGCTTTTGAATGAGTTCCAATAGCAGTTTCTAATTTTTTTTCTGCTCTTTCTTGCTCTCCAAACAATCTAGTCAATTTACCTATAGACATCCCAAATAAACTTGCACCAAAACTAGCAAGTAACAATTTAGAACGCAAAACAGCAAATGAGCCTCCTAAAATCCGATTACTATGCTCTAACTCAAACATACCCTTACCAGTTCTTTTTAACTCTCTAATATATGCTTGAGTATGCATACGAAGTTTTGCTAAAGCAACAGCATCACCTTCCCTAGCTTTTGTTATCAACTTTTGGCTGACCCTTAGATTATTAAGAGTTTTTCCGTGAACTTTAAGTTGTACCTCTAACCTTTCAACAGCATTTAATGATTTTTTATTAGATTTACTTGTCCTTGCATTGCTATCAATAATTTTAGCTTGAGTACCTAACAAGCCTTTTGTTACTTTATCTAGTTTTTCAATAGCCGTAACAAGCTGAGTATTTTTACCTTTAAATTCTATTATTACTTCATTTCGTGCCATCTTTAATCACCTTTGCTTTTTGTCTCTCTATTAAATTATTAAGAATAAAACTTTTTTCTACCCATTTTTTAGGTTGTTCACCATAAGACCCTTTGTATGGCGATATTCTAAATTGCCTAGAATACATAAATCGAGCTATATCCTTTTGTGCTTTTTCATCAAATATCATATTTTTACAACCAAAAAAGGGTAGCTGAACCATCACAGATTGTGCGATATTCAAGTTACTACCCTTTTCATTGTTTTCTTTTGTTTCAGCTATTAGAAGGTGTATTACATCCCAAACTTCTTTATTTGATGTAAAGGTTCGAGTCTCATATTTTCCATCGATTAAGATAGGAATTTGAGCGTTATAGGGGTATTTGTGATACATACACCCCTCACATCTTTTATCTAATAAGAAGTTGGTTTCCAGAGTGAGGGATTCTACTCCCCCAAGCGTTGATGTTCCTGTACTGCAAGTGAAAGCTCATTCTTTTCTTCTTCTGATAAACCTTTAATAAATTTATCATCTGCCTTCTCAACACCTTTTCTAATCCAAGCTGTTCTAGCTTTAGCTAGGTTTGTAATTGATACCACTTTATCTCCATCATATATCATCTGAGGAATGTCATTGCAAAAATCAATATCATCAATAGACATTTCTTTTAGTTTGGCTTCTTTTCCTGTAGATAACTTCATTATGATGTTACATCAACAGTAATAAGTGGATTAGTTCCATTGTCTACTGATTTTATTGCAACATCTAACATCATCATATCACCTTCAGATAAAGCAACATCTGTATAAACAGCGTTATCTATATTAATACCAAAAGCGTTATCATTTATAATAACAAATGAGTCACTTGTATTAGCTCCTGTTTGAGTATCAAAATCATTAATCATTGTTTTAGTATTAGCATCATACTTAACTTGAGCTTCAGTAGTAACAGATACTTCAGCACCTCTACCAACTACTTCATAACCTGTAGTAGTAATTCCAGAAAATACCGCAGGATGTTCTATTGTAGATGTAAACGAGCTTAAAACAACTTCTTTGCCCATTGTCCTTATTCCAGTACCATTTGAAAGCATAGGAATATCCGTATTAGCATAAGCTGTTATAGTAGGTGTTGCTGTTGATGCTAAGTCTGGCTTTTTACCTGTCTGTAAAGTAGCAGAAAATTTATACCTTCCACCTTCAGTATTTGCATCTGCTGATATTGAAAAGCTAGTTACTACACATCCAAAAAATTCTAAACCTTGTTGATTACTTACATCAGATGGTTGCATTACTAGGGTTAAAGAAGAGCAATTATTAGTTACACTATCCCCATATCTTTGATCTGTTCCTGTATGATTGCTATCAATAACTCCATTTTGTGCAGATGTGTTATTAGTTATATTTTGAAGTAACTGCTTATGCCCTGCATCGCTATGAAGTGTACCAGACAATGATATTTCAGACACCCTTAATACATTATCTTGAAAAAAATCTTCATCTTTAAATGTTCTGCCAACTCCACTTCTTACGTCTAAAACTTGATTGACATTTAATGATGGCATTGAAACCGAGTCTACATCTAACTGTAGCATAGTTGAGCCTATTCCAGTTGCACCTGCATTTGTAGCATCAGATACTACTGCTACTTTCCACTCTTTCGGTGAAAAAACCTTTGCTGAAACCGCCATTATTCATCTCCTTTTTTGGATTTAGAAACATCGAATAGATGCTCTAGGTTATTTAAATTGCTTACTTCTATGCTTTTGCCACTTTGAAGTTTTTGCCATTCTTCAAAAGAGCATCCACATTCTTTCCAACAATTCGGCAATTTTGTTGATTTGTCTTTTAACTTAACTTTCATATCTATCCCTTCTTACTTTAAGATATGTTACCCATATAAGAACCTCTCCATTCCCATCTAATAACATTAAGACCTTCTATCTCTTCCTCTCCATCTTGCTTTTCATTAATCCTAGCAGAATCAAATCTACCATTATGGAAAGTGTTATTTTGATTGTTAAAGAACAAGGCTTCTATATGCGACACTTGACGAAATATATGTTCCCAAGTATCTTTTTTTAACATCTTTTCTTTAAATGTATACGATACATCTAAAATATACTCTCTTGTTTCTGCTGTTGAGTTAAACTCAAGCAAGTCAGAACCTATTGGATTAAGGCGGATAGACTGGCTACCCATATCCTTAAAATTTCCAGTATATATTGGGATACTACCTGCAAACTCATTATTTAAAAAAGTACGGATAGTATCCAAAATTTTTGTTTCCCAAATATTGGTAAATGTTATTGGCATTATCTACGAGTCATCCTAATTGAATATGGACTACCAACATCATCTACTGACTCGCTTTTCCCAAAAAATTCTATCTCCCACTTATCATTTAAAGTAGCTGTATCTGCTGTGTCACCTGCAAACCTCACTTGTACACCACTTGCTAACGCTTGGTATTGTCCATTTATAACATCTATGTAGTCTGCCTCTTCACCATTATTCATTCTTTCAGCACCAAGATTATCCCCATCTTTTAGCCAAACAGAATATTTAGCAGTTCCCAAAGCACCTGCAGTTGTAATTTTAACTCCAACTCTGTCGTAAATATCATAGTAGTGACCCCTAGTATCAACTATGTTTACACTACCACTTACAGATATTTGTCTAATTACACCCTTAGATGAGTCACCGCTTACCTGCCAAGATAACTTAGCACTTCCATCATTTAATGCTAGTATGTTTTTCTCAGCCTCTTCAAATAAAGCATCAGCCTCATCTGATACTGGAGTAGATGCTCTAATTAAAAAAGAGCAAGCTAATAAAGCAGTAGTACGAACAATCATATAGTCATAACTACCATCTTTATCCTTGAACTGTTTTCGGGGCAACCTACCATCTAACCTAGAATCAAGGTATTTTTCGGCATTTGATATATATCTACTTCTGAGCGTATCCCAATCTTCACCAGACTCAATAAGCATATCATTGGGGTTTGTAGCATCATTATAGTAGTAAACAGCATCAAGTGAATCATCATAAAACCACTTGTTGTTTGCATTTACATTTGATGAACTACTTTCCCCTGCCCCTAAATTTTTCCCATTAGCGAATAGCTGAGTAACTAATCCTACATTGTTAGCCACATACCTGCTACCTGCATCTTGCACAAAACCGTACAATGGGGTCTTTGTGTCAAACTCATCTAATGATGGAAATATATCCTTTAAATCTCTTGTAGTACAATATGCCATATCTTACCTAATTTAATACTTGATTTATTTTAATACAATAAAAAAGTTAATTTATTAACCTTTTATTTCTATGTGAACTAAATCATCGAAGCCGTTGTCCTTTACCTCACCATCACTATCCCAGTCTCCTCCCCAACGAATTGGAACATTCAACTGTTTAGCTATGCCACGAATCATACCACCCATATAGTGAAATCTGTCTCTGTCTTTCCAGTCTATAGGGTATGGTGCAATATCAACAGCTTTACCATCCATATGTTTTGAATATTTAACCTTAGTAGCTCCCTTTGCTAAAAGTTCTTTCTGCCTATCGGCAGAACGGAGTCCTTCAATTACTGTCACATCCATAATTTTAATCAATTCATTCAAAACGTTAATTATCCTAACATCTACCCCTCTTAGTCTGTCACGACTCCGTTTGCCGAATTTATACATTACCTTCTTTTCATCCTTTTAGATTTTTTAACTTTCTTCTTCTTGTTTTTCTTTTTTTTATTTGGACTGCGTCCATAGTGATATGGCATTATCTTGCTCTCCTTACTTTCTTTCTTACTTTTTTTGAATACTTTGCTCTTTGCTTCCCCTTTGCAGATGCTTTTCTTTTTTGTCTATTTGTATAAGCCTTTTCTGCTGAACTGAGACTTTTCCTAACTGACTTAGGTAAGTACCTACCTCGTTTTCTTCTAGGTTTCTTTTCATCGCCTTTAGTGACATACCCCCAATCTTGCTTTGTCCACTTCTTTAGACTTTTCTGTGTCTTTTTTAAAGCCACTATTTATATCCTCCACCTGCTCTTTTATATGCTAAAGCTAACATTTGAGCCTTTCTAGCTGACCATTGACCTGCTCTTCCGCCTTTACTACCTGCTTTAATTCTATAAAACAATCTTTTTCTTAATGTAGGTTTTGTATAGTTACCTGCTTGATTTACTCTAGACTTCTTTCTTTTCATTTACCCACCTTTCTCATTGCAGACTTGTGTGACTGACCAAATGTTTTTCCTTTTCTCATAGCAGAAACCATAGCTCTAATATGCTTTGCTGTATGATGTTTAGAATGTCTTCTCATTGCAGACTTCTGTCTTTTATTTAAACCCTTTAAACTTATTCCTTTTATCTTCATTACCACTTTACCTTATCTGCCCAATAAGCTCCCGATAATCTACCTCTAGCAATATTTTTTCTATGCCTTGCTTTAAAAGATTTTCTTTTTGCTTTCATTCTAGCAGACTCTCCCTTTTTAGGTTTACCTGCTGTCTTTGCACCTTGCTGACCAAATCGTATAAGTTTAACTTTACTGCCAACTTTAGCTAAAACTATATGTGATTTTTTAGGATGATTAGGGGTTCTTTTTGGTTTGTTAAATCCACTTAACCCATACCTAGCTAATCTAGGATCTTTTTTTCTAGGCACTATATGCCCATCTTTTTCATCAGAACAACTTTAATTAATTTCCACAATGCTTCCATTATAGCTTTCTCAGTTTTTTCTGATAAAATTGGAATGTCTACAGATTTATTAATTTCATCAATTAACTCATCTCTTGTTTTGTCTGAAAATATTTCATCAGCTATCATCTTTTTTAACATTACGATTCCTTTATCTTTTTGATTTTGTAATATAAATAAATTATGTTCATTACTCCTATCGCAAGACCTAAGAAGTATGGAAGTAAATCCATAAATACAATTCCCATACTTGTAAAACTTGCCCCCGAAACTTTTAGGCTATCCATTATCTTGAGTTTCCACCATTAATTCTTCCAGACATATAAGAAACCTTATCACTTAATTCATTAAGTTCTTTAGTTATATCTTCTCTATGCCTAAGAGATGTTTCATCAGATTTATTCCACCTATCTAACATTTTTAAAACAATTCCCTCTAAATTTTCTAAAGTTTCAGACTGACCTTTATTTTCTATTTTTAATTCTTGTATTGCCTCACCTTGCTGTTCTGCTCTTTTTGCATTTTGATAAACCATAAAAACAAACATTGCCCCAACAACGGCAACCATACCTGCTTCAGAATAAACCGCTAAAAACTGCTCCATCACTTACCCCGTTTTTTCTTTTTCCAACTAAAAGGATTTAAATTTAATTCTTTCTGATACCAGTTAAGTTCTTCCTCCATTTTAGCATACCTAATACGCTCTTCATTGATATGTTTTTGAACAAGCTCGGATATTTGGTCATTAGCATCTTCCATCCTTTGTTCCAATATCGTGATGCGGTTTTCGACACGCCAAGCTCCATAAAAAAGTCCACCCACCAATACCAATAGCTGACAAAGCCACTTAATATTAATGTTAAGGGAGAGATTGTCATCAATGACATCCCCTCTAATAGACCTAGCAGTTTTGGGTTTTCCACCTAAAGACCCATTAGCCATCTAACTATATACATAAATATTGCCACAAAGCCAACTACACTAATCCAAAAACCAATTTCTTTATCTTCTAGCACGAACTACCCTTTCATATTGATTGTGTTTGTAGCACCAGTTTTCGCCCTCATAAAGATCAAAATACCAATGAGAGCTAGAGTCTTGATCAATTATTTCGATAAACGCAGTATTAGAAGAATCTGAACTATACAGATCATATCCAAAAATACTTGTTCCAGAGCCACAGTCAACAGATGTAGATATAGTTAATATCAATGCTATAGCTTGTATCAACTGTAAATCCTCCAATACTTATTGTTTTAATGACAAACATTACTTTTTATCTTTTTCCTTTGTTTCTTTCATAGCGTTCTCATATCCATTAATAAGAAATTGAACCTCGCTTATTTCTCTTTGTAGCAAAGCAAGTCTTGATTTAAGCTCTTTTATTCTACCTTGTTCGTTCATTATTAATTGTTTATTATTTACCTTTACTCGCTAGGATCTTTTTCTTCTGTACTATTGGTTGATTCTTGTACTTTTAAAGGTTCAACTATTACCTTTCCATTGTCATCCGTCCAACTTGTCTCAATCATATGTTTATCCTGCCTTTCACCTACTACAAGCCAAGATATAGTAGCAGTTGAATTTTCATTTTGACAAGTGATAGTAAGGATATTGCTACTAACAGAGCCTTTAACTGCATCCCAATCTGACTCATTAGACGTAAAACATTGGACATCTGTATTTAATGCAACAAAAGTACCATCTGTCATTCCTGCAACTTCATCAATATTAATCGTTGCAGTTCCTTTTGATAAGTTTACCTTTCCTCTGTAAATATTATCAGCTTGAGGTGCTTCAACAAAAGAATGAACTAAATGATGTGTGTCTTTTTTTGATTCTAATGGATGATCTATTTTAAAAGAGCCACTACCTTTAGATAAAGCACCTACAACAGACACCGCTCCATCTGATGCAATACTCATTCTAGTATCTAAATCAAGAGCATCTGTACTGCCTTTAGTTTTAAAGTGCAGTGCCCCTCGTGATGCAGAAGCTGTCCTTTCAAATGTAATTGCACCACCGGGACTAATGCTTGAACTTGGAGCAGTTGAGGATATTCTAAAACCAATACCAAGCTCTTCATTATTATCATCTGCTTGGTTCAAAATATTAATTGCAAATTTATCCATCCCTGCATTGTCAGTAGCATCTGAAGTATCGTGAATAAGTACCTTACCTACTGGTTGACCTCCTACACCCACTCTATCTGTATTTAAATATAAAGCTGATCCAGTACCATCTCCATCAACTACTTGAATAGCGTTAGTATTATTACCTGCTACAAGACTATCTGTATTGCCGTTTAATTTTAAAAGTGACGTATAGCTACTTGCTATACTTGTTCCTGTTAAACTTGCCATATTATCCCTCTATATCTTCCCAATTTAATGTTTGCTCTTCCCACTTAATCTGAATAGCCTCTGCACCAGAATAAGCAACGTCAACAACAGTTTGTGCAAAAGTTGTTACTATAGCTCTTATACCCCCGAGCATTATTTTAAAGCCA